ATTTTACTCTGTATGAATATTTGTTACCTAAGGTAGCAGACTTTTCAGCACAGGATAATGCAGAAGTAGTGAAGATTGGCGTGTATAGAACCAAGTTTGATGTCTTGTTTAGAGAGCTTATAGAAGACGGTACGTGGTACGATTTCAACGGCAGTGGCACAGTCACTGAACAAGAAAAACTACCAACCAGAACTAATCTAGTGAGAGTTAGATAATGAGAACTGAACTGTTATCAGCGATAACCACAGCTATAAGCACACTTACCCAGTTTGCCGTTAGCCAAGAGTTACCTTGGGAGCAGAATGGAACTCCTCTGTATCGTAAGAACATGAAGAAGGTCTATGTTGACAACGCTCGCGTTGAACAAACAACATTGATTCCTACGCTTAACGGCAATGAAGTATTTCAGAATGATCTTATCTCAGAAGTTTATCTAGCAGTAGACGCAAAGAACCCACCAAGTCAGTTAGACTCTGCAATTACAAAGATTCTAGGGACGAAGTCAACAATCAACGTGGTCAACTTCGGTAGCGAAAGTGACTACACCGTAGACAAGGATGAAGATGTATTAGTTTATACATTCGAGTTCCGAGTCAACCAAGCAACAACATAACTTAAAGGAACAAGCAAAATGGCTTATATCAACGTCAGTGCTCCTACAAGTAACGCGATAATTCAAATCCACACTGGAACAATTTCTACAACCAGTTCTGGATACATTATCCCTGCACTTCAGGATATCACTTTAAACAACTCTGCAGGGCAGTTTAACTGGACACAGTTAGACGTGTTTGCAAACTTAACAGTTTCAACACCTGCAACCAACAGCATCAGTGCTAATCTAGTATTAGACAGCACAACATTCTTCGCTGGCACCAGCGGAGTCCCAGGTCTATTTGACTTGAGCAATGATGCAACTCTAGTCTACTTCCGTGTATATTTTAACGGACGTGGAGTAGGCAGCAAATATGTCAGCGGTAGTGGTTATATCACTAACCTGGCACCGACAGTTAATCCAACGGCACCAGTCTGGGTATCACCTATTCAGATCAGTGTTGACGGCGACTTCACTGCTGCCACAGTATCTTAATAGTTTAACTATTGGACTACGAAATAGGGCTTTTAGGAGCCCTATTTTTCTATATGCGATAAGTAATAAAGATAGGAGATTAACATGGATCTACGAGACCACTCGGACGAGGATCTGATTAAAAGTTTAGAGGCAGAGATAGCAAAATCACTGGCCGAGATTAAGAGCGCACAGGGCGACCTTGATAAGATTAACAGTAGACTGAGGTTTGCACTTGCAGTCTTACACATTATTAAAGATAAAAAGGAATAAAGATGAAACTCACACAATTAGCCGCAAAACCCCAATTAGTAAAAGTTGAACTCAACGATGAAGACGTCGTTAAAGAGTTTGGAGAACCTATTGAGTTCTGGATTTGGGATAGGCAACCGATGGACAAGTTTGTCCGCCTTGCACAAATGAAGGGCGAGGACATGGGTGAATTGATCACCGCAGTAAATGAAATGGTTCTTGATGAAGAAGGTAATTCTGTTGTCAAGGATGGGTTGATGCTGCCTACTAATGTAATGACCAAAGTCATTGGTAAGGTAGTGGAAACGCTGGGAAAGTAACGCAGGAGTCCATAGATCCTAAAGGTATTGAATCAAGTTTAATCATAACCATTGACAATCTGGGTAAACGCTATGGAATGTTGCCCAGTGAAGTCATAGTAAGGGCAAACACATTCGATCTAGTTATTATGGATACTGCATTGACCTTGGAGAGATATCAACAGGAATCTAGCGAAAAAGGTTACATTCCAGATGTTTCAACAGAGGAACTGTTAAAGATAAAGGAAAGAGTATGATCTCATTAAAGGTAGGTGTTGACAAGATTAGCACTAACATTAAAAAGAAAATAGCACAGCTAGACAAGGTGCCTGCTCAGGCCTACACCTTCTTTAAGGCTCATACTCCTATCCGTACTGGCAATGCTCGTAGAAATACTGTATTGAAAAAAGATACTATCGTGGCAGGTTATGCATACGCACAACCGTTAGATAATGGTCGTAGCCCGCAGGCACCTGATGGTATGACAAGACCCACTGAGGCCTTTGTTCAAAAGACCACAGACAAGATAATGAAAAGGAAATAAGCCATGGCAGATCTAAGTTATGATGTCCAGGTAAACACAAGTCAAGCTGAACGAAATCTAAGCAACTTACAAAAGTCAGTAGGTGGGCTTAATGATACATTCATTAGACTTAAAAGCACCTTGGCCACAATTAGCCTTGGTGCTGTCATTGCCAACAGTCTTAAGTTTGCAGACGCTATTCAAGACTTGAGTGATGCCACTGGTATAGCCACTGCTAACATTCTAGGCTTTAGTAATGCTGTAAGTCAAAATGGTGGCAATGCTGAAAGTGCTCAGAAAGCAATTCTTAAACTTGTTCAAAGCATAGGTGACGCCGCAGGTGGAAGTTTAGAAGCACAGAACGCATTCCGAGCAGTGGGCGTTACACTGGGTGACTTGAGTAAGTTAAGTGAGCAAGACTTACTTAAGAAAACTATCGATGGCCTAGATAAAATTGGCAATAGTGCTGAACGAAGCACTTTAATCGCTAAACTATTAGGCAAAGAATTTCGCAATGTCAAGTTTGGTGAACTAGGTGCTGCCTATGCTGCCGCAGCCGCTGAAAGTCAGAGATACAGTGGCAGTATCGCCGCAGGTGCAGCCGCACAACAGAATTTAGAAGTTACGATACGCAAATTCCAAACTGCTCTCTTAGATGTTCTACGTCCTATCAACGAATTTATTTCTAAAATTGATGTCAGTGTTGAAAGTATCAGTCAGGCTATCAAAACATTAGCGGCTTTTGGAGTAGCTTTATTTGCATTGACCAAAGGTTTAGCCATAGTAAATGCCTTGGGCAATGGTTGGAAGATGTTGGTTACCACAGGGGGTGGATTAGCCAAAGTATTTCTTGGCATAGGAGCAGGCATAGGTGGATTTGTTGCCAACCTAGGTCGAGCAGTTGGATTATTACCCACAGCCTATGGTGGCATCAGCAGTCTAGGATTTGCCCTAGTTGCACTAAGTCGTGCATTATTAAGATTTGCGGGCTTGGCTGGACTTATCTATGCAGTAGTAGACGCTTTCTCTTACTTAGAGAAAACAGTATTTGGAACCAACTTTATTGAAAAAGGTGTTAACGCCATTGCCATTGGACTCGAGTGGCTGACCAAAGCCGCAGGTGAATTATTAAATCTACCTACAAACATTATTGGCAAATTGTTGGGCATTGATAATGTTGTTGGTCTAGGTGATCCATTGGTAGCATTGGCTAGAAAAGCTGAAGAAGCCCGTAAAGGGCTTACCAGCACAGCAGGAGCAGGTAGAGGTGGCAGTCCTGAATTAACTAAAATGTTGCAGGACAGAGGTGCTGAACTGGCCAAGCAAAGTGCTCAAGAGCGTGAAGTCATTGATGCATTACAGAAGCGTCGTTTAGAAATTGAAAAAGCCAGCGTGGCATTCAAACGTCAAAATACTGAAATCATTACAGCATTAGGACTTGAAAGTAAATTAGTTGGTAAGAGTGAAGAATATGCAGAAATAGAAAGAGCACGAGCAGAGATTCAAAAGCGTGCCATTGATCAAATACAAGGTCTTCGTGACGCCAAGTCATTGTTAAGCAAAGATGAACAAGCATTAGCTAAAGTCTATGATGGACAAATTGTTAAGATACAACAAATTGCCAAAGCAGACGAAGAAAGAATTGTTAAAAGTATAGAAAGTTTGCAAGGTCTACGTCTAGTTGAAAATGCTCGCAAACAAGATATTGAAAATACAACAAAAGCCATTGAAGATCAAATCTCTAGACAACAACAACTTGGCGACATACTGCGTGGTATTAATGATCAAAGAGTTGATATTAGTTTTCAACAAGGTCAGAAAGGCAAGAGCCCTTTCCAACAACAAATTGATAACATAAGAGAAAATGCTCGGAAGGCAGCACTAGAGGCAGGCAGAGCCTATGCGGCAGCGTTCGAAGACAGTGGTGATGGACTAACACCAGAGCGTGCCGCTGAATTAGCCAACGGATTAAATGCCATAGCCACAGCATATAGAGATATCGCCATGGCGCAGGTAGAAGCACTAGGATCAAGCAATGATATGATCCGTGGTTTAACTGAAGCTTGGGACAGTTACAAGGCTGCGGCATTAGACACAGCAGGACAGATCAAATCCAACTTCGAAAACTTCACCAGTGGATTGGAAGACGCCTTTGTCAACTTCGTGCAAACTGGTAAGTTAAGTTTCAAATCACTGGCCAACAGTATTTTAGCTGACTTGGCTAGAATAGCGTTTAAGAAAGCCGTGTTAGGCATGGCTGGATTGTTTGGATTTGCCGCAGGTGGATCAGTTATGGGCGGCACACCTATCATAGTTGGTGAGCGTGGTCCTGAATTGTTTGTTCCAAGTTCAGCAGGTAAGATAGTTCCCAACAATGTTCTTAATGGATCAGCTGCCGGACAAGGTGCAGTTAACGGCGGTGGTCAGCCAGTAACAGTAAACTATAACATACAAGCAGTGGACGCAGCCAGCTTCCGCAGTCTGGTTGCCCGTGATCCAAGTTTCATCTATGCTGTAACAGAACAAGGCAGACGCAGTCAGCCAACAAGGAGTAGATAATGAGTATTCAGAATATTATAGACAAGGCACAGCAGATTGAAATAGATCGCCGTAAGATCATCAGTCAAAGCATTAGCCGCAGTCAAAGAATTAAAACTGCAGAAAGAAGCACTGCACAACCTTGGAAGTTCAAAGTGACTCCACCTGGTATGCTGCCTTGGACTGCCAGCAGAGGATTTATTGAAGTCATTGATTTCAACGATAGAAACACTGAATATGAAATCAGTCTAAACAATAATTCTGGTATGAATTATATCACAGCCTATCAAGGTAGTTTGTCGGCAGCACAATTGAACAGCATAACCATTCATGCAGTGGGCACCAGTAGTTTTACACTAACTAATCTACCCAGTGTAGGCTCCGGAGCCGTTATGTTTCAACCTGGTGATTTAATTCAACCTGCCAACAGTCGTTATCCTTATACAGTGGTATCAACCAGCACTCGAGGAATTAACACCACAACTTCGGTGACATTAAATAGACCAGTGATAACCAGTGAAGACATTACCCTACAAGGACTACAATTGAAAGTAGGCAACAGTTGCACATGGCGTGTATTGATCAGTGCATTACCTACATATCAACTTGTTCCTATGCAGAGAGTTCAATACACTGGCGACTTTGAATTAGTTGAGAAGATTATATAATGTCTAATGTAATACCAGCAGTAACAGCTACCAGCATCAAGCACTGTCTATTGATTGAGTTAGTAGTTAACACTACCACATATTATATCAGCAATGCCTATGCTCCTATAACTTATGCGGGTAACAACTACACTCAACTAGGTCACTTTATGGCCATGAGTGAGATACAGGATGATTTGAAAGTTACTAACAATCAGATTTCAATAACATTATCAGGTATCCCACCTGATGATGGTAGTCCCAACTACATGAACATTGTTCTTAACAGTAATCTAAAAGGCAGTGCAATTAAGATCTATCGTGCATTCTTTGATGTTAGCAGTGGCTATTACGATCCTCAAGCAGTCTACTTGAGATACAGTGGCTATGTTTCAAACTACAGCCTAAATGAAAACTGGGATCAGGATAACAAATTGGTCAGCAATTCTATAGGTATCCAGTGTTCAAGTATTCATGCTATCATGGAAAAGAAATACAGTGGACGCAGAACCAATGATGGTGATCAACAATATTGGTATCCTGGTGATACAGGTATGTATAAGGTCAAGTCATTGGCAGACAGTCAGTTCGACTTTGGTAAGCCTTATGTTGCCCCAACAACATCAGGTGGCAGCTCAGCTCCGGTAGATTCAGGAGGCGGTTATTAATGATTAAACTGGCCACTACCGACGATACATTAACGGCTGTTGATCTACTGAAGAGTTTTCTGCAGGAGACCAGTTACAGTCAAGCAGAAGAAGCCAGCCAAAACTTCGAGCACCTATGCAAGATAGTTTGGATGACACTTCAACACGGATATCTTTGGTTGGCCTATGTTGATGAAAAGCCAGCTGGTTTATTAATGGCCATCAAGGAACCTAACATCTGGTTACCCCGAGCCAAGGAATTAAAAGAACTTGTATGGTATATAAGGCCAGAATACAGGAAGGCAAGTATAGGTGGCAAATTGTTCTTAAACTTCTGTAAAAAGGGTGAAGAACTGCTGAAATCAGGGGAGATCCAAGGCTATTTCACTACGAAAATGACCACAACAGACACCATTGACTATGAGTCAAGAGGCTTCCGTCAAACCGAAGTCACATATATAAAGGAATAAAAAGATGCCAGCGTTTACCTATGTTGCCAGTTTAATTGTTGCGGAAGTCATCGGTATCGCCGGTGCTGCCATACTAGGAAGTGCAGGTGTTGCCTTTGTTACTTCAGCCATCGCATTAGGTCTAGCTATGACCACTGCACGTCTACTGGGACTAACTGGTGGAGGTGGCGGAACTGCACAGGATCCAGGTGTTCGTATTCAGCTGCCGCCTGCAACCAATAATAAAATACCTGTAGTCTATGGCACAGTGAATACCAAGGGTACTGTCACCGATGCTCGTATCAGTAATTCAAATAAAACAATGACCTATGTTCTAGCTCTAAGTGAGCAAA